GGTTTTTTGTCTTGTTTAAAAACTGGTGTATATCTATTTTTGTTGCAAGCCATAATTGCTAATCCAGAGCTTATTGTCGCATCAAATTTTGTTCTATTGTTNATATCAAANCTNGACCAATCTTCTAATGTTTCTTGAAAATACATATTTCCATATCCTCTTTCAGTTGCACCAACAAAATCATTTATATAAGACTCTATAGCTGCGGCATGTGCTTGTTTTATATCCTCACTAGAGTTAGGTATACCACCTATTTCTTTTTCAGTTACAGATAAGTTACTAAAAACTTTATCTGGTCTATTCATAGAAAATCCTCTATAACCTCTTCTTTTTATATGATATANTAATCTTGGTTTATTGTTTTCTGCTAATATTGGCATTCCGTAAAAAACACAAGCCATTAAAACATCTTCAAAAAATAACTCAGCTGTTTGAGGTCTAGCTATGTATTCTAAGAAAAACATATTAATAGGAGCATCTTCCATGCTGAATTTAGTTAAACCGTGCAAAGATCCTTTAGAACCTCTTTTATCTACAGTGCCCGATATATCATAACTATCACAACCAAATGCGCCTATATGTTCGTTCCCAGGATATTTAATGCCGTTTTTTACTATAATCTTGTTTTGTAAGTTTATTGGTGGAATCCAACTAACTAAAAACCTACCATCTTTATTTGGTATAAATTCAACCAATGTATCTTTTATACCGTTTTTCCATTGAAAAGTACCTCTAGTAACCATCTTGTTATTAGCTAACTCTTCATTATAATCTATTTGCTCGTATATTCTAGTTAAATTAAAAAGAGACATTTTAGCTTCATCTCTAAAAGCGTGTTTTTCAGTTCTTGGGAATTGACGATAATATTCGTTTAAACCATCTTGATCGTTTTTTAAACCATCAACTTCATTTTCCCAATGCTCTATAACACCATACTCTATAGCTTGACCGCTAGCATCTACGGTACCTTTTTTTGGTTTATCGAATACAGGTACGCCATAAGCATCAATGAATCCCTCGTAGTTCCATTCCATAGGTATGAACAAAGAATATAATCCTGAGCTAGTCTGGCCATTGCGGTTTCTATTTCTAACGTCTGATGAATCATACAATTTTTTAAAGTTCTTACCACCTTTGTCTAAAGCATTTGATGTTGATCCCATCATACACTTACCAACAATTCTACTACCTAATCTTAAACAAGTTTTTGTAACTCGCCAGTTATTTAATATGTTATCAGGTCTCTCCCATTTACCACTTTCGTCGTGAACTAGCATTTTCAACTTTTCACCATCATAAGAGTTATCTCCTGTGTTTTTCCAGTCTATAGTAGTATCTAACCCAGCAATATCTTCATCTACAACACCGTCATTAAACTTTCTTCTAGTTAACTTAGACGCTGGTATTCTATAAGCAAGTTCGGTTTTTGGACGATCCATACCGTCTTGTATAGGTTTAAAAAAGAATGGATAATTTATTGATATAGGTACAACCTTGTCAGTAAACATCTTTTTTGCATCTCCTCCTGATTTTGATAGTATACCAAATCTAGAATCACTTGATATTGTTGCTTGGCTAACTGTTTCGCTAGAAGCCATAAATGAAAAACCAGAACGTCTATTTTTAAGGTAACACATCCCGTAGCATCTTTCATCAGCTTTACAAGCTTCCCAAAATATAAAAAATAACCTATTTGATTCTCTATAATCAGCAGCTCCAACATCAATCTTGGACCACTGTAAATACATATAATGAGAACCTGTTACATACGTTGGATTTCCGTTATTGTAAAACCAAAACCCTTCATCTCTTCTTTTGAACTCAGTATCAATATAGTCGTACCATTTCTTTCTTTAAACTCATTGGTACATCTATCCCAATCAAATACGCTTTTTATTCTTTCTAGTTCTTTTGGATATTCCAACCTACTCCACTTCTGCTCTTTTTTATCTTCAGAACTTTTGTATATTTTTTTAGGTTTTTGAGGTAGAGCTATTTTTAGATTTTGTATCTCTATAACTTCACCTATGGTTCCATCGTTACTTATTATAACAGCATCTATATCAGCGTTATAACCTCTACTCCACTTTTTATATCTATTGTTTTTCTCTAATAGATTAGGCTTTATGTGATTTTCTAGTGTCTTTACTAAAGTTTGTTGATACATTACCTAGATCTTCCTTCAGCGAAACCTTTAAAAGTTTTCTCTTGTTTAACTTCTTTAGAACCTTCTTCTAATAAATTACTCTCTTGCTCTATCCTGTTAAGTATTTCAAAAGCATCGAAAATAGCTAATTTCTTTGTAGCTGCAGCATTTTTAAGTCTATCAGCTGTAATATCATCACCTGAGTCTACTATTTTTTCCTCAGCAACTTTTATAAGTTCATCAACTGCTTTTTGCCCAGCTGCTATTATGTTCTTCTTCGCTTCTCTCGTGTCCATACTTTAATAAAATATCATTTGATTCCATACAATAAAGTCTCTTTTCATCAACAATAAATTCAAACTCTCTGTTTGATTTAAATGAAACTAAGTCTCCTACGTTGATTCCTAGCGACTCTAAGGAACTATTACCAATTTTTAATATACCAACACCTTTTTTCTCTTTGTCCAAAGAAAACGTATCTCTATTCTTTACAGGAGATACGAAGCATCTTTCTCCAAAAGCTAACCATTTAATATCTTTTTTATAAAGATAAACTTGATCCAATTGACAAAAGAATAAATTGTCTTTAAAAAATTTACTGCTGTCAACAGCTTCTCCCTTTTGGTTATAATATCTTCTAAAAACATTGTGATGTATAATCACTCTATCTCCAGGTTCTATAGGTGTTTTGTAAGCTAATGGCGTAGATACTACAATAGCTTCTCTACTTATGAATTTAAACTCTTCAATACTGGTATTAAGTATCAAATTCTTTCCACCAACTTCTTTGTTGTTGTTGTATCTACCTTCTATAGGTTTAACTATAAAGTCATACAAGCTTCTCATTAGTACTCTAAATCATATTCAACAGATATTGCCATGTTAGAATTAAACTTCTTCCATGGCAGAATCTCGTTGTTTTTTTTGATGTATATACTATAAGAATTAGTAGGTTCTTCGTGCAATATATGCGATATTTCGTGACCACCATAAACTTGTTGACCTATAGCGTAGTGCATTGCGTCGTTTTTGTAGTCAGAACCTATACTGATTTTTCTTATAATAGTAGACATATTACTCCTTAGTTTCTTGTTCAGTATAACTACCGTCTTCTAAATTAATATTTATAGGACCATACTCAGCTTCTAGTTCTCTTTTGAATTCTTCCATTTCTTTTACATTCTGATTATGAATACTCATAACCTCNAACTTTTTAGATTCTAGAAATCCAAGATCCATTAAAGATGCATTAATTTTTAACTGATGCTCTTTAATTTNTTTTAACTGTTCTTCTTTGATTTTTTTCAATTCACTCATAATTTTAATTTAATTTAATTGTTATAGTAACATAGTTACATATATTATTGANTTTGTACTTTATAAAAACTTACCTGTTAAGTAGCCAACTCCATACAGTATTGGNCATAGTAAAATTAACCACAAAGGTGTTTTATATTTAANAACTTCTTTTTCTTTTATAATAATGTTTTTATCTANTTTAGATTTGTATTCCTTTTCCCAGATCTCTTTATACGCGTTTAAGTCAATCTCGGCTGTTATAACATTGTTTTTCCCTTGTAGTGATACTTTACCTTGCTTTGTTGAAATAAGCTGCTTAAAAGGCTTTAAATTGCCTAAACTATCACAAGGTTGTTNGATGGTCAATGTGTCTGTAAATCTTTCTACTAAAATTTCTGTTTTAGTTTTTATNATTGTNTCATTCACAACNCTATCTTTATACTCAGTGATTGTTTTTTTAGAAGCGCAACCANCTANCAAAAGTAGCAAGATTATTTTTTTCATCACCAACGCGCCTTTTTACCACGAATGTCGTAATGCGTAAAGTTACTGTAAGCCTTTAAACCACCTTCAGGCAGCTCGCCTTTCTCAATAAGTAATTCTATTAATTCATAAACTTGCTTAGGAGTATGATCCTCCACAACAATATCAGAAGCGTTACCTAAAAGATGTTGTGATTTAGATGCTCCTCCAATGCTCTTATTATGAGAAGGACTTCTATATCCACTATTTATGGTTATTTTTTTACCAGTGTTGTCTCTAAGGACTTGTAACGCTTTAGCTAACTTTTTGACATTTGCTAAAACCTCTTTTGGCATTTCAGCACCATCCTTGCTGTCAAATTCAGATTTGCTAAAATTACTTGTTAGCTTCATCTTTTTTGTTTTTCATTTCAATTATTTTCAATACTGTATAAATAATTGAAACTGTCAATAATAATATCTTCAATGCTCTCTCTGCGTTTGTGAAGGAAACCGCCATTGCCGAAGCGTTTAACGTATAAAGTCTTATGTCATCTAGGCTCATTTTTTTGCGTTGTAAAGTTTTTCAACAATATCGGTTATTCCTTGCAAAGATATATAAGCTGTAGCAACTATGACCCAGTCATTTGATTCGATGCTTCCGCTGAATAAAGCAACGGAAGCTATCGCAAATACTGTTAATTTTCTACTTATCCATCTGGATAGAAACAGATCTAATTTCTCTTTTCTACTCATATTAGCTACAGACTCAAATAAACCGAATTAATTTTATTTATTTTTTCTTCATTGAAGCGTTTAAAATATCAACAACTTCTTTTTTCTTGTCTTCTACTTTAGCGCCAGCTCTATAACTAACAGTATTACCAGATTTATCTGATAAAGTGTATTCGTTTACTTTTCCTTTTTTAGGACTAACCGTATACTTTCCTTTAAATCTTTCTTTTATTTCTTCGTAACCTGGAACTTCACCTACTTTTGCTTTACCTGTCTTTGGATCAGGATCAGTCATATAAACAGCTGACTTCATAGCTAAAGGTATATCTCTACCTGTTTTTTCCATATCACCTCTACCTGGTTTCATTTTAAAAGGACTTTTCATTTTTTTTATATTATTTTTGTTAGTATTATTTTTTTGTTTAAATCTCCACTATATTTACTTACTAATGTGTCTTTTGCCTTTAAATAATATTTTATATAAACTAAATATTTACTATTCTTATTATATAGTTTCGTTTCTAAAGTATCTTTTGTTTGTTTAATTATTTCTTCTTTTATAGTATTGTGCTCGTTTAAACTTATATTTACCACTTCAAATACTTTCGAGTTATTAGAAAGTAGAAAAGTAAAATAAGATGATGTTTCACTATACCACATTCCATTAAATTTTTCTTGAGCAGAAACATTAAAGAAATAAGCAAGAAATATAATTGTTATTACTTTTTTCATTGTATTAAATTTAATTGTTACTTATAATTATTTGCTCTTATTGTAAGCTTCGTTTTCCCAAGGTAGTTTTTTATTTCCTTCGTCCATAGAAGATCTTGAGTGTTTTTTTCCTTTCCAGTAAACATAATTGTCGTCATAATCTAAATCACCTCTTCTCATTTGATCTAAATGAACCTTTTCGTGATTTATAACGCTCTGCTGATTTTGTTTACTTAAGTTTTTATCTAATAATATAGAACCATTTTTAGTAGCTTGACCCATAACACCTTCTTCTGTGTCAATCAAGTATATAGGTGTATTGTCTATTGACAACTTTCCAAGCTTCATTTTATACGCCATATACTACCATTTAACCTTGTCCGCCCAATAAGCAGCTGACATTTTGCCTTTAGATATATTTTTAGCGTGTCTTGCTTTAAACGAAGCTCTTTTAGCTTTCATTCTATCAGATTCACCTGCTTTTGGCTTACCGGCTGTACTAGCGCCTTGCTCACCAAATCTAATTATCTTTTCAACACCGCTAGAGCAAGCTTTCACGATGTGGGATTTTTTAGCGTGACCAGGTGTTCTTTTAGGCTTGTTACAAGCCATTTCAGCCTTGTTAACTTTAGTAGCCATATTACTTTTTAGCTCTAGAAGTTATAGGTGCTGATAATGAGCAAGAGCAATCTCCAATACAACCACAAGGTTGCATTAATTTTAGCTTCATGCCTTTTGGTCCTGAACTAGATCCTTTGGAATGAGGTCTACCTGATTGGCTAAGTGGCCCATCCCATAAAGTATTTTCTCCTACTTGTCCAATTGCTGTTTGTTTCATATTTTTCATTTTTTTATTTCTTGTAACTTCCACAAGACTTTTTAAATAAAGGAGCATTGCTACCTAAAGAGTTTTGTCTTTGGTTAACATCACCAAAAATTCCTTGAGCAGCAGCTTGCTGGCTTTGATTAAAGACAGGTCTAGCGTTACCAAGTTCATTTGATGGTGTTGGTGGTTGTGTTGTGTACTGTACTGGCATCCCTGTAAGTGGNTCTACGTTTGTTATTTGGTTTTGCATTTTATCTACTTTTATCTTTGTTAACATTTTCTATAGAGGTAATCAACACTTTGTCAGTGTATGTTTTACCCTTCATAATACTATTTCTTTTCGTACTGGTAGGTATATCTTCTTGACCTAACATCATTCTGTATACTCTACTTATAAGTTGTTTGCCTTTGAAAGATATTTTATATATGTGAAACTTTTGTGTAGTTCTATTTCTTTTTCTCCACACGGTTATCCAATCTTCTTTTAGTAACCTATTCCACCTTCTATTATCCCAACTATATGAATAAGATCCTATTTTAAAATCTTCTTTAGTAAACATATCTAAGCAATCTAAATATATTAACAACTCTAGATCCGCATCGTTTAAGTTGTTGTTTCTACAAGCCCACTTACGTATTATTCTATAATGTTTTAAAAGATTTATATCTTTTATATCGCTAGCGCTTAACCTCATAAAACTACAACAACATCTCTTATT